TTCTTCAGCAGCACAAGGAAACATCACTTCAGTTGGTACGTTGACTTCATTGGGCGTCAATGGAACAGTAACAGCAGTGGCGTTCACCGCAAATACCGGAGTATTTACTGGTAATGGCAACGGATTGAGTTCGTTACAGGGTGCAAATGTAACCGGTACAGTTGCTAATGCAACGTATGCAGTCAGTTCAGGTACTTCAGGTACAGTCACAACAGCAGCACAGCCGAATATAACTAGCACAGGCACATTATCCTCACTGACGGTTACTGCTAATACAACAACTGGCGGAGTTAAGACTGACAACTACTATTATGCTAATGGGGTATCTATCAGCTTTGCAGGGACATACTCTAATGCAAATGTTGCCGCATATCTGCCTACATTCACAGGAACAGTCGGTGCAACAGCATTAACAACTGGCGCTACAGCAACAGCAGGTACTATGACAGGTAACTGGTCATTGGCTGTCGGTTCTAAACTCAATGCAACTTACGCTGACTTATCCGAGTATTATGTATCTGATGAGGTGTATGAATCAGGCACTGTGTTGGAATTCGGTGGTACCAACGAAGTCACTCTGGCATCCGATGCAACAAATAAAGTAGCAGGTATTGTATCGACTAATCCGGCATATGTGATGAACTCAATGTGTATCGGTGAACACACAATACAACTTGCTCTACAGGGTCGCGTTCCTTGCAAGGTCCGTGGCAGCATACGCAAAGGTGATATGTTAGTAAGCGGCGGAGACGGATTCGCCCGCCCATCCGCGTCACCATTAATCGGTACAGTCATCGGTAAGTCTCTGGAGAACTTCGACGGGGTCAGCGGTATTATTGAAGTGGCCGTGGGCAGACTATAAATACAACAAAGGAAAAACATGTCATCATATATTCAAACTCCAGCAGCCGGCAGCTTACGGATAGGTCCGATTGCAACAGACAAAGTGCGTATCGCAACAACCTCATGCGCGATTGCGTTCAACATCGGTAACTCAGCAGTAACAGCAAACACAACCGCATGCGAAATCATTCCGGCTAGCACAGTAGAGCGCAGCATCTTGGTACTGCAAGGTAACTACATTGCTTATATCCTTGTTGATGGAACAGCCGCACCATTCTGTGTCACAGAACTGGGCGCTACCCATCTAGTCACTGGCACCTAAAACATCATTTTTCGCCCTAAGCGATAAATAACATATACACTCTCATTCTGAGAGTTTATGCTGTCACCCGCAGCGTAGGACTAGAACTCCGCACAACCTAAAGGAAAACAAATGGGACGCCCTCTTAAAATCGCCAAATCACAATTCATTGGCACAGTCACTAATACGACAACTGGCACAAACGTGGTCACTTTCATCCCTGCTATTACATCAACTGTTAACTTTACTGTAGGCATGCCTATCGTAGTGTCAACAACTGTCAGTAATATCATTGCTGGAACAACGTACTGGGTTCTAACTATGCCAAGCACAACGACAATGACGTTAAGTTCTACGCCGTTAAATGCTAACATCTACAGTACTCCACTTGCACTAGGTACTGTCGGACCAGTCACTGTTCCGTTCACCGTTGGTCTTATCGCTTATGGTTTCAACAATCCAAATGGCACCGCAAATACATACGGTGTGGTCGGTGGCAATACTGGCAGCTACGGTAAGCAAGTTTTAGCTACTGTTGCACTCGGTCAAGCAGGCGCCGGAACCCTCAGTATCACACTCGGATCAGCAGCAGTTTTCGGTGTTGGTACAACCTTCACATCTTCTGCTCCAATCGGATCAGCATTAGAAACTGCATCCGGTGCATTGGGATTCGTCTCGGCTCTTGCTGCTCCAGTAGCAGTGACAGCAACTACTACCCTAGGCAGTGTTGTTACTACTGCTGATAACACTGGTTTCGTATTGAACAAGCCAATTGTATTCAGCGGAGCATTAGGTGGGCTTGTAGCGGGTACAGTTTACTACGTGAAGTCTAAGGATATCGGTGGGTTTGATATCACAGTGTCATCGGTTGCAGGCGGCGTAGTGTTTCCTGTTACTACTGATGCAGGTGCGATTACAGCACTTCAAGATACGATCACATTAGTGGCGCCTGCTACTTACACCAAGACTACTGACACCTGGGTTCATTCTTTGTATGAGTCTGGTTACATTGTCAGACAAAAAGGACGCAGCAAGTTCCTGGTCAAAGGTCTTACTTCAGGTTTAGTAGGTCCTTGCTTCACAGCTAATCTAGCTGATGCTGCACTGACTGCAAATACAATGAGTATATCAGCGACTACTAGCGCCCCGGCGACCGTATTGCTAGAAAGAGTATCAGATTATAATGTCCGCGGCTTCGGTAATACAGACACAGCGACAGCATACTACGCCTCGTTTAACGCAGCGATTGCAGCAAATGCAACGCCAAGTCAACCGTACGGAGTGATTACTGTTAATAACTCTTAAGGTGACGTATGGCAACAGGTTTTTCAGACACACAAATAGGGATGGGCCGTCGCTGGAGCGACGGCCCAGGATCTCTGGATATCTCGCAGATGATTGCGAGTGAAGATGACCCTAAACAAAGGGCCTTTCTTATAGTCCTGCATAGTATTAATCAATCACTTGAAGCAAATACAAGCACTGTAAGAGAAATCAGTGATAAACTAGAAGTGCACCTCGAGGCATTTAATGAACACACTGCCGAGGGTGAAAAAATGATGAATCAAGGCAGGGGCGCCTGGAAGATAGCAGCCTGGGTTATTGGATTTGCACAGATACTCGCAACGGGTGCCTGGGTAACCCAACGAAGCGAGATGACCGCACTTGCAGCAACAATACATGCTGAGGTATTAACTCAAGCAGAGATGAAGGGGCGAGTTGATTCTATAGAAAAAGTAATGCAAACGCATATAACAGATGCAACAAGAAAGTAAAAGGAGCACTTCGGTGCTCTTTTTCATTTTGATGTTAGTGCTTTAAGTTTGTCGATTACAACGTCAAAGTTAACCGTGTTGAACAGCCCTGGATGTAATGGTTTGGGGTATTGATTGTCGCCTACCCAAGCATATCCGCAATGCTCGTCGTTCAGCACCGGGGTAAACTCATCTTCAATCTGACAGTAGAAAGTATGATAAGTGAACGAGCGATTGATGAACTTCTGAATAGGAATCAGTTTCGCATCTTTGGGGAAGTAACCTATTTCCTCGAGGCACTCACGAATGATGCCTTCACGCAACGTTTCATCTCGTTCAACCTTGCCTCCTGGTGTTCCCCAGTTGCCAGGATTCTTGGCATCAGTGCGTAACAGATACAGATAGCGTTTAGTTTTCGTGGCGTAAAAGAACACGCCGGCAGATTGATTCATATACTGATTTATCGTCGCGCAGGCATGCCCGTATTTAAATCACGATTGAATAATCACCCTGATCGTACCAACCTTCCCAAGACTTCATCCAAGCACCTTCAGTGAAGCGATACTGAACCGCAGTGGTGAGATTAGTAACGTATTGAACGTCAGCTAACAGGGTACTGTCAAAGCTAACAAACCATTTGCCTAACGAGGTGCTGTATTCAATGATATCATTTGCCTGAGCGATAAGGTCTCCCCAGCCGATTGTCGTGTCACCTGCATGACCGATTCCCTCAACGATAAGATATCTTCGTCCATTGACCGGAGCAGGTAGTCCGGCGTTTGGTCCAGTGATTAACGGATTGATAACGCTGTCAACCGGGTTCAGTGTGTTCTGCGGAAGGGTATCTGGGTCTATGCTATAGATAAGCAGGCGATCATCTGTTGGGTCGGGCACAATCGTGCCGACAATCTCTGTTGTCATATACGGATTCTGTAACCAGATTTGAGAGATTCCGGGTCTTATCGTGCCGTATACGTTTAATAGACTGGCCCAATATATTGATGTGTCTGGATTCGGTGGCAAGTCCAGATCATTATTCTGAGGATAGAAATCTTGATTAGCCGGAAGTATTTGCAGAGCATTGCTGATCAACAATAGCTTATAACCGTACGGCGTAATCTTTTGTCTGGTGCCTAGTAACAGATCATCATTTTGTATATCAGTAAGAGCATGTCCCTTGAAGATAGACGCAATGATCTTTTCAATGACTCCGTATTTTTTGAGTTTCGCTGCGGTGCTCAACCATATAGGCATGTAGAACTTCCATGTCAGCACATCGATGGGATTGCCGGTGCCCTGAGGGATCGTGCGTGAGGAGAAGTTTAACGATTCTTGATAGACAACACTCAACGAGGTCCAATCGATGAAATTATCAGTTGACTGAATTTCCAGAGCGGGGTTAAATAACGGCCCCAGCTGTTCGACTAACTCTAACTTTTGATTGTAGTTAGTGGTCCATAAGTCTACTGTTATTTTAAGTGTATACGGTACCGGCATCAGTCGCTCAACAGTGAATGCCTGTCCCTGCGTAGTCTCGTATGTCTGTGTCTCACTATTATATGCCCGTTGCCGGACACTGATACGATCTACATACGTAGGATCCTGTGTTCTTTTCTGATCATACTCAAGACCACTGATGTAATAGGTCATCATCGGGGCACTTGGCAGGTTGCTGGCCGAGTTGTTAGCGATGATGTTTGCTGCTTGCCTGCTACTGTCACCATACATCACCGGAACTCGGACTAGAATATCATTGCCTGCAGGATCTTTGCCTTTGGTGACTTGCCAGTTAGAAAATATCTTCGCAAACTGAAGTAGAAAACGGCGTATCTGATTGTCGTAGAAAAATTGTGCCAAGGTGAATCCTTAAGGTATAGGTGGCAGCGGATCGGGCGCCAGTTGTAGAATAGATGACAGTGGTTGTCTCTGCGGAACATATGAGCCGTCTGTCAGTTTAGTTTGATTTTCATTATTAATGAACAATGAAGTTTGTGACTGGCTTGCCGCCGAGAACCCGGTGTCTGTCTTAACGTCAGTTGACATTCGGACCCATAGTTTGCCGTCCCATCTAAACAACATCTGTGGGAAATAGTCTGTCCGTATAAAGTAATCACCTAAAGCTGGAGTTGCAGGGAATGTTATGCCGGCCCCTGTAGGGAATCCGTTAGGTGCATTTGTTGATCCTGTCAGGTATCCAGTAGTGTAATTGAACGACAACGGAGTGTGTCGAGCAATGTAAGTAAGCGCCGGGTCCGCATCCGCAGTGTAGTCCATCGCCCCGGTGATAACTCCGGTGAAACCAAGCCCATAAAGATCAGAGTCAGCAGTCACATCGATTGAATCGACGGTGCCGTAGGGTCCTACTCCGGAACCCAGTGAATAAACTGACAGCACCTTTTCACCCGACACAGGTCCTGATCCGCTTCCGATGACCGGGGCAGGTAGTGTGACTGATTGTAAAACCATTTGAAGGAACGCAGTGATATCCGTGTTCTTCGGCAGACGAATAGCAGGGCTGGCGTTTTTATATTTAGGAGACTTCATCAGCACTATGGTGCCAACTACAATAGGTGGCCCGCTGCTTGTTATCAACAGATCATACGGCGGCGCCGGCTGCCCTGCTTGGGGAGACCCGGGACCGTATTTCGGTATAACGTATAGCTTGGAGTTATCGTAACCTGCTTTAGGAAGTTGTCTGGCAGCTTCAGCCAGCACAGCATCATTGATTTCGATATTCTTGTTGTAAGTTGTCAGAATATCTTGAAGATTCTGTTGAGTATCGAGGGCCCAGTAAGTAGCATTAGGTGGCATCGTGCCTACTGGAACTGCTTGCGTTGATACATAGTTCTTATCTCCGAACGTGATGGTGTATCCTGCAGGATACACCTTAGTAGCGCTCCACTGACCAAGATAGTTGTCAGTGTTTGTAGGCTGCGCCAGAATCTGACTGAACTCTTGACTGTTGACCAGAGGCTCACATTTGATGCGCCACAGATGCGGGAACCAAGTAGGAGAGAAACCTTCACTGGCATAGTTACCGTCAGTGACTTGGTAGTAGCGCCGAAGCGAAGTCGGTATCTTGTCGTTCAACGGATTGTAGTCAAGTAGATGCGGCAATTCAAGCACATCACCGACCATCAACTTACGACCAACAAGGTCAATCATTGTGTTGTAATGAATGGTGATGAATATAATATCGTTGTTCAGAAACAGCCCGAACTGACTTAGGTCGAAGTCCAGATTCTGTACTCCATATTGACCACGAATTCTGATAATATCAGGCTCGTATGTCCTATCGCGGTTTTCCTGAAATAACAGGTCCTGGATATTCATTGGATTCAGTGAATCATATTGTGGTTGAGTAGCATCAATCGATGGACCCTGATTTGTCGGTCCGAGATATTTATGAATATACAGATCAGTTCCGCCTGCGGTCAATTGTTCGGCAACGGCCCGATCAAAGTATCGATAATCATTGCTTTTGGTGGGATGGTACAGACTCAATCGTGGCATATATTTATGTATTTGTTAGTAAACACCATCCTCCGACGCGAAGTTGTTTATGGTTGACGACACTGCTCATACTTGTAATGTTGAGGTTATATTTTTTAGTGAGTTCGGATTGGGTGCAACTTTCCTTTTCACCATTTTGGTGAACGAAAGAATAGATAGTCAGATCGAAATTGGGATTGTTCCCGCCAAACCTGGTAATATTCCATTTTTGTTTTTCTGGAGTTAGTCTCCATCCGCGATGTGTCTTTGCTTTATTAGTAACCATTCCCGTAACACCAGAAATATTCAATGAATGTTTTTTGACCATGTCATATCTCGTACAATGCTCAACTCTTCCATCAGAGTGAAAAAATGTATATAAGGTTGTATCCCAAGGACACCCTGCTTTACCTTCTCCACCATCAGTTCTATTGTGCAGAATCCCAGTGAGATTATCTTTTCTACCATACCATCTTATCAATCTTCGCTCCAGAGCATATGCCCATAACTCAGTTAGTCCGGTTGCGATGACTATTATCCTGTTTCTATCGGCTGGCAGCGGAATGCTGTGCTTTTCGGTTGCTCGTTTGCCAATGCCCTTTCCGATATAGTATGGCGTGCCGGATTCTCGCAAATAGGCGTATACATAAAATCCTTCTTTGGTGTGTTGTCGGCCAAATATGTGCATAGAGTATTTATCACTTGACAATAAACCCGTAATCTGTTATACTGAAAGTGTAGAAAGAAGGAGTAGGAAATGTCTGAAGTTAAACTAAACGGTCCCCTGTTCAAAGTGACGATGACTGAACATGAACGTGGTTATGGTCAGCGCCCGATGGGTGAGAAATTTTTTGACAACGAGGAAGAAGCCAAAAAGTTCTGTAAGGAATATTTCGGTGGCGATTCGGAGTGCTACTTCAGGGCAGAGTATCGCAAAGTGGCGTAGGTTGACAATAAACCTGAAATATGCTATAATACGGGTTACTGAAAGAACATCATGGAACCCGAAATCAAAGTCACCCGAATCAAGAATCGTTGGCATGCCCGACTGATTGAAGATGGGCGCGTACACTCTGAAATGG